CTCCGCCGGCTTGCGCCGGCTCCCACCGAAGGCTTAGGCTTACCTTCGGCCGAGAGTCTACGCCCGAGGTCCAGAAAATATCCGGACTTGGGTTATCAGTAAAATACTGAAGTAGACTCTCCCATCCTCCGGATGAGTGCCTATTGATCTTCGTACGAAGACCAAGGACACGCACCTCAGCACGCTGGAGAGCCCGATTCCACCGACCAGTAAGGCCGGAGTACCGGGATCCAGTGTATGAGGCCCATCCGAAGGATCCTGAGTCAATCGATACCGTTGGAATCCGTCTCCGGATCTCCATAGGTACTGTCGACTGTAAGTACTTAGCCGTCTCCCAGAACCCCTTCTTAAAGAAGTTGTTCGAGGATTCGACGGTACTTACTATTGACTCAGGCCGGGTCTTATCACAGACCTCAAGAACGTAGGCAGGTGTCACGTCGACACCAGCATACGCATCCATCCCACACGATTCGCGGAAGAAACCCCGCGTAAACGTCTTGGATGAATTAACCTTGAGGCCGAGCTCCGCTAGGAGCTCGGTGAGGACCCCTGCTACGTCCACGGGAACGATGATATCGTCCCCGTAGACACGGACCAGTTTCGCGGCAGCAGTAAGTGATGCCGTACTGAGTGTCCAATTCCGACAGTGTAAAACTGCAGAAATGGCAACCAGTGCGTACACCACAGACTGAACCGGAAACGTGAGTGCCGATCCCATAGGCGCAAACTTCCGAAGTATAAAATACTTCGGCTGTTTCTTGTCAATTGTGTTGACAAGCCAGCGCGTCCTGACGGCGTGGAAAGCGAGCAATAGATCACCATGTGATCTAAAGACACGCTCGACACACCAGCAGGACAGACGGTCAGATGCAGACGATAAGTCAATCGTCGCCCTGAGTCCGTCCTGGGATGCTTTGAGGGCGGCCCGTCGGGAAGGCTCTTGATCTGCGAAGCAGATCGCGTGCCGTAGGACGGATCGCTCGACCATGCGCTCAAGCTCACGCTTGAGTGCCTGCTGCATCCATTGATGACAGACGGGTTCCGAGGCAATTAACCTTGGTCCTTTCTGCGTCTTTGGGACAGCAATAAGGCGAGACGGAGGCTCATAGTGCATTCCGATGCCATCAAGCTTCGAAATGT